TAATTGCTCACACGACGACGGCCAGTGGTGTCAGTCCACTCAAAGCCAGCAAAGGCTCCGAGGAACGCATCACCTGCGGCGGCGGCTTGAATTACACCTGAAGTGTCCAACTTGACGGGCTGGCCCTTCAAGATGTCACTGGTATAGCCAGAAACGATGCCATCAGCCAACGCAACCGCACGATCCAGACCAGAGGGGTGGAACGAGGGACGCAGACCAAAAGGCTGGTTCAATGAAGACATAGTCTTACTCCTTGTTTGGTTAGATTAACCCGCTCAGAAAACTGGTGCGGGTAACTGTTTATCAATATCATCCAAACCTTCGCCCTCGACCTGTCCCAACTTGCGCCCAGAACTATCTCGTCCCACGGCCTGCTCTGCTTGAAGGCGAATTTTGTTCGCTTCCTCAAGAGGCGCTTCGTGGTGGAAATGAGCCATAACATCTTGATACAGTTCCATTGGAATCTTGTACAAGAGCATCTCATTGCACGAAATAAACCCAGCGTGTTCCCCAGCCTTGACTTTGTTGCCATCCAGCCCGGGGAGTTCTTCCGCTTTCACAGGAACATACCCAAGTCGAATGCGCTTGTCGATACTGTCATAACTGTTGGTCGTAGATAACCAGCAAAGGTGCCATCCCTTAATATCAGGGACAGACGGCAATGCACTTTGTGTCCATTCGTCCTTCCACGCCTTGCGGCGCTCATCGGCTGACACGAAATTATCCTCTGGTGCCTCTCGACTTTTGTCAAGACTCGCGCGATTTTCGCGTCCACCAGCAGATAGAGATTTTTTTAAACGAGAATCCATTTTCTTAACTCCTATAACCTTGATTTTGTTTGGCTTCCAATGCGTAGCGTCGAATCATCTTCGCCCGTTTATCAGCGTCATCCCACATTCCAGCATCTTTCATGGCTTGGACTTGTTCGCGTGTTAACGCAAACTGATTTTTTCCAATCGCACTACTCGAAGAACTTTCGCGGCCTGAACTCGTCACAACATTCCTTGGTCTAGAATTCCGAATCGGTTTCTCATCGGTATCACCAGTATAACGGTGTGGCAAATACTTTTGCAAGCGGTTGTCAAGTTCTTCCCAATATTGGGGCGTCTTGGGGTTCCATCCCTCTTCAGCCATAGCCTGATCAATTGTCAAAGCGACTTTTGAATCTGGGTCTTTGCCGTTAGGGTCGTACCATTGGTTGTTTTGCATCCAATTGGTCGCATGGCGCTGAAGTTGTGGGTCAGGGGCGCGAATTGTGCGTTCACGCTGGGGCGCGGTGGCCTTTTTGATCACATTGTCAAGGGCTTCATACTCTCTACGAGCGTCAAACCACAATTCCTGCGCCGCAGTGAGCATTTCGCCATTGCCAGTCTGAGTTGCTTCAGCAATTTTCTGTTTTGCAAACAAAATCTTGTTGTGCTTCTCAGTTTTAGCCGCATTCAAGCGTGCAAGGTCACTACCGTGCGACTTTTTCTCCAAAACTGACAGTCTTTCGATCAGTTCTTGGTTCTGTCGGCTCAAAAAGTCCAATTTATGGTCTTTTTCGGTCGAAACCTGCTTGTGGTACTCCTTGCGCTTGAGGCGCTTGAGGCGCTTTTGCTCTCTCAAGGCTTCCGCATCAGGGTCAACACCGCCACCAGCGGCCATTTCGGCCTGTCTGGCACGATCATCGGCCTCGTCGGAGTCTTCGTTCTCGTTTCTTGTTGGTGAAGGGATACTTTCAGGCAAATCAACGGTTGCAGAACCATCTTTCTCCTCTTGAATCACAATCACTTCTTGTTCGTTTTCGGTACTCATATGAATGCCTTCATTGCAAGTGGGTCACCAGTAAGTTTGGCAATAACTTCATGGTCGTTTAGAACCATAAAGAGGGCTGGGTCTTCATCAGAATGCGCGTCAGGGACTGGAACCTCCCAACGATCACCACCCCACTTGGGGACTCGGATGTAATCACCAACCTCGCACCAAGTGCCCTCAACCCAAGGCTCCATCGTGTCGCGTTTTTTGAACGCCAATGGGCCAAGTGAGATCACTTTTGCGACCATGTTTTGCCACTTCTCGGTTTCTTTGGTCTCGGAGACCAAAATAATCCCAGCACTCGTTACCGTTTTCTTTGTTCGGCGCAGTTGTACTAAAACTCTTGCGCCAAGGGGTATCGCACCGGGGTCTACAGCAGGAAAAGCATCCCGCAAATCGGCTGAATCACCAGCCACCGTGCTATCTGTCATCGTTATCTTCCTTTAGAAGGTTATTGAGGATTTCAAGGGCTTCCTCAAGGCCAGCGATATGCCCGACTAGGCGTTGGTACGAGGCGTAATCAGCGGCATTACCCGTTGACAAACCTTGCACCACAGCCTCTTTACGCGCTTTTACAGCGCCAATGAAGTCGGAGACATACCTCATGCGTTTCTCTTGTCTACGCCCTTGTTTTGGGAGAAATTCCCGTGGTCGCTGTTAGCCTCTGGTTGCGTCGCTTTTGATTCTTCTTTCATTTGTTGACCGTTGATCCATGCACCAGTCGCATTGCGATGTTGCTGGCGCACGGCTTCTGATTGCTCGTCTTTAAGTGTGATAGCCATTTCATTCTCCTAAGTTTCGTTGGGTAAGGTTTTGCAGTTTGATAGCAGTCTGCTCCTGCTCTTGTCGAAGTTTGACCTCGTCTAAGGTCAAATCGGCAGTCTTCATTCGCTCTGTCGTGAGGTTGTCCTCGGCGTTCATTGCGATCTTGACTTGACGATCTTTTTCTTTCTGCGCTATTTCCGCTTGGAACTTCTGCGTATCGAAGGCAAGGCGTGCTTGGTCTTCTGCGGCGCGGCGCTGTGTCTCGGCCATAGAAGCCTGCAACACTGCTTGTGCCTCGCCATCCATCGGCGGGGGCGCGGGTTTGAACTGTTGCATCATCTGTCCCAACTGCTCCAGCGCAGGCAACAAACCTTTGAACACCTCTTCGGTATCCATCGACAGGTGCGTAGAGGCCAAGGCCACCGCGTTGTCGATCTGCTTGACCAGTTTGCTGTCTTCGTACTTGCCAAACTGCACGCCAGTGTCGCCTTGGACATAGGTGGACATCTGGCTGGTGTACCAGAGCATCATGTGTTGCTTGATGTGTTCCAGCGCGTTCGGAATGTACTTGGGCGCGATTAGGCGGTTTGATCCCAAAGCAGGATCGAGCGCAAAGGCCAAGTGGGCTTGAATGTGAGCCAACTGATCCTGACGCGGGTAAGCGAAGGCTGGTCGGCCCAGTGCCATAGCGGAGTTCTCGTCTGCGGCATTCATCTCCGCAGGCTTGCTGGCATTCGGTATCAACTCGTTCACATTCGGAATCTTCAACTGCTTGAGCATTCGATTCACGACGGCACGCTGGTCAAAAATTGCAGGGAACTGTGTGGACAACTGCAACACAGACTGCATCTGGGCCACGCGCTGTGTCTCAGAGAAAATGTGGGGATCACTTACAGGCACGATGTCGCTGTTGCGCTTGAAGTCTTCCTTCTTGATGGGCAACTCTGCGACCATGTCGCCACGCTTTTGCTCGTCCAAGTACCAGCGGTTCAAGCGGGCAACAACGCCAATGACTCGGCGCTGGCTCTCGTGCAAGCGTGCGTGAATGGAAGAGAACACCACAGCGCCCTGCTCAATCAAAGCCTGCGTGGTGCCTACTGGCATCGTGGATTTGGCGTCGGCGATCTTCTCTTCAGCGGTAGTGACCACGCCTTTGGCGGCGGTGGTGATCCAGCCTAGCAACTCAAACAGCACCTGTGAGGGTGGGTTGAAGGGCATAGGCATAGCGATCTTGCGGATGTCATCGACCCCGGGGGCGCTCTCGATCTCGGTCACCTGCGTCACTTCGATCTGCTGACTTGCGCCAGAGATGCGGGCACCCTTCAACTTCAGCATCGTGGCCGAGTTGTTGATGTGTGCAGTGTCCAGCAAGGCCCGTAATGCGCCCGTCAAGGCCGCGCTGAGACCTCCGATGAGGTGAGGTAGCCCAACAGCGTATGCGCCCCTCCAAGGGATGAATTTGAACTCGACGATCCAGTCCAACTTTTCCATTGACTCGTCGCCCTCTTCCCAGTTGCGGTAGAGGCCAAGCACTTTGCTCTCTAACTCGTCAACCATCAGGATGTAAGGGGCGGAGTCGCCATTAGTGATTGGGTCGTCGTCAATCGACAGCCATGTGTAAATGTGGAAAACACGGCGCAGGCCGTCTTCGTTGTCATCCCACGACTTGCCTTCAATCTTGTTGTTGGCTTTTTCTGCGGCTGTCTGCTCTGGTTCGGCGGATGCGCGGATCAGGCTGATGTCGCGGTACAGGCCACGGTCGATGCGCTGTTGCATCTCCCAACCAGTGATGTCTTGCTGTTCTGTCACGCGCTGGGCGGTGTAGAAGTTCACTGCCGCGAAGGGCAGAAGGATGTTGTCGATAGGCACAAACTCAGCGCAAGGGCGGCGCTTCTTGTCGTCGTACCAGATTTTCATAAACTGTGAGCCGCCAAGTGGCAACTGCGTGAGCAACTGCTCTTGCTCGTCGCGGAACTCTTGCATCTGCTCGGTCAACTGCCAATTTAAGTAGTCGCGCTTGCGTTCTGCGGTCTCGGTCTTCTCGTCAGTGACATCGCCCAAAATCTTTGTACGCACTGGGCCGTCAGGTGGGAACATTTCCTTGATGGCGCGGGCGGCAAAATCAACGCAAGCCTCGGCCATGATGGGGTGAACAACCTTGCTGGCACCGAAGAAGTTAGCACCCCCGGGGGCGTCATCCCCCAAGCCCGTGCGCTTGAGTCCCTCTTCGTATTGTTTGTCTCGCTTCTCGCGGGCTTCCTTGTCCTTCTCGATCAGATCAAGGTATCGCATACCAATCTTCTCAAGGTCGAACAGGTTGATGGTCTCCGCAAGGTTCTCGTAAAAGTCTGGGTTCTCTTCTGGGCCTTTGAACTCGCCAAGAGTCACAATGGCCGAGCCATCTTCCAACTCCTCGACATCCTGATTCTCTTCTTCTAAATCAGCAACAGCACCGCCGTCGTCAGTCATCTTTAGCCCGTCGATAAAGCGGTCTGCGTTGGGGTCGTTTGGAAATTGTGTTGCCATAGTCTTCTCACTTCATCAATGTAAGCCCACCGCGTGCTTGGCGGCGAACTGGTGTTTCTTTGAACATGATAGCCATTGGCTTGGTAGCCTTTGGATTTGCCATGCCTTGGTAGCCGTATTCCTTGACCAAACGCTCAACATCGTTTGCATCTTGCAAGGGGTAGGTCACGCCTTGGTTGTATTTTGCCGTGAATGGCGTGCGGTTTGACTCGCGTGCTAGTTTTTGAAAGTTCAGGGGGTCTTGCGTGATGTCGTACAGGCTGGATGCTTCGCCACGGTAGCGGTTTACGCCGAGGCCAGCCTCTGGTGCCACGGTTCCCGGCTCCCCTAAGTAAAAATACGAGCGATCCTTCACGCCACCAGCATAGTCGCGCAGGCGCTCGGCCTCCGCCCCCTTGATGCCAGTGCCATACCTCTTGGGGTCTAACATCTGCAAGTTGGGGTCGTTGCTGAAGTGAGTCAAAACCGATTGGGTTTCGGTTCCCTTTACGGGTCGGTTTGCGGCTTCAAGATATGAAGGCATTCCGCCAGTGTACTTTGGACTCAAGAACTCAGGAGGCAATAGAACGGCCTTGTTGGGCGCGAACTCAAAGCCTGAATAGGCTTGCCGCTTGGCCGCAATGATCTCATTTAGCAGAGCCTTGTCACCCTTCCTGCGGGCTTCGTTTGCCATGCTGTCATACATTGCCAATTCGGCCTTCAAGTTTGCGTTCAGTGGGCTGTAGTTGACCATCGAATTTTGACCACGGGTTTCCGCCGTCATAGCCAACCTTGCTAGTGGGCTGTACATCTGGCTGTGGATGGCCCATGCCATCTCTTCACCCTTGGGGCCAAACTGGTTGCCGTAAATGGCGTGACCAAGCAGGTCATGCACTGCGCGGAACTTTTCGTTCTCGTTCAAGCCAGACGCTGGGTCTACGCGGTTCAAGAAGTCGTGCTTGTCACCGCCTTGGTACACATACAAGTGTTTGTTGCCGTGGACATCCGAGGCCATATCCATAGCCCCGTTGTAGTTGCCCTCGCCTGCGCGGTGGTACGAGAAGTTGTAAGGCAAGGCTTTGAACTGGTCGTCGGTCTCTTTTGCAAGTTGGCGGTAAGCCTTCTCCATCAGGTCGTCGTAGTTCTTTGCGCCAGCCTGCTCAAGCACATCAGGCATTTGCTGGGCATAAGCATCAAAGACCGCAGTCTTGTACTCAGGCGATCCATCAACCGCAAGTTGTTGCGTGCGGCCAATGGCTGATTGCTTAACGAGCGAACTTTCAGGAATGTCAGGAAAAACAAAGTCAGTGCCTTGAGTCTCCTGCGTGTATTTCTTCGCAATGTTCAGCGGCTCGTTTGCAACTGGGTCAGCAATTATTCGACCCACCTCTTCTGACGATAAGAGTTGCGGAGTTTCGCGTCCAATTGATCCTGCTCCTCCTCCGAGAGGGGCTGGGCTTTGAAGTTCATCCGCTTCTCTAATTCCTCGCGTCTTTGCCTTACTTGTGTCAAGTGTTGTTGGGCTGACTCTGAAAAATGGCCCTTCTTGTTTTGTAGCATATGTTGCTCCTGTTGGCTTCCCTGCCGATGCAGTCTTCGCCTCTGTTGCCAGAGGGGATAGTTTACTCGAACTGATTGCGCTTGATGCTTTATTGAGCAACTCAGGCGCTTTCTTAGCCGCGTCTGTTGCTTTCATCGCACCCTTGATCATTGCCGTGGGGCTGGCAAAACTTAAAGCGGTCTCCATCATGGGGCGCTCTTCGCCTGAAGTGACGCCCGTCTTGTTCATCAATTCCTTTAGGTGTTCAGACCCAAGGAATGGCTTCTCGCTTCCTGCGCCAACAACATTCAGTCCCATGTTGAAAAGGTCAACGCCTGCGCTCAATGGATTGTTTGCCAGCACGCCACGGTTAAGCAAGTCCGTGATGGCGCGTGGCTTTTTTAGGCTGGACAATTCTTCCTTGCCCTGCTCCTTTGCCGCTTTGGCAAGGTACTCGGCCATCAAGCCAGCCTTGGTCTCGCGGTCTGGAGGAACCGTCAGGTTCTCCTCTGGTGATGCAATACCGCCACCGTCAAACTTCTGGGGCTTCTTGACTGCACCGCCAAGGGCTTTGTGCATGACAAACCGCTTGTGGAAACGCGCCATGTCTTCTGGTGATTCTTGTCGAGCGGCACCGCCTTTGGCAAACTTTTCAAATTGCTCAACAGGCACAGAACCTGTATCCATTTTGGGGTTTAACTTACGATTGAGTTCTTTTTGAAATTCCCCAACTGGGTCTTTGCCTGAGAAATATTTGTATCCCTCATAGCCTAGATTCAAAGCAGAGCCAAGTGGGCTTGTCGGAAGTTTTGGCATTTCTTTAACCGCTTTGTGCATTTTTTCTAAGACACTTTTATCCATTGGCTTTTCTTCTTCAAAGCCTTGAGTCTTCTTAGTTGGCATAAGCATAGCGCCACCCTCGGCCTTGCTCAAGTCTGGGTGATTGATGTCGTAGGTGCCTTGGTTGCCAATCGCGCTCTTGATTGCGTTAGGGTTGTACGACACCACCTCGGACAACTCGTCGCCTCGATACTGCATGATGCCGTCGTAGCCTTGGGCCTGCGCCCTGCTCTGAATCTGCTTGCCGATATTACCCTTCTCTTCAAACGCCTTCTCCACCAATCGGATGGCGCTTGCCTCATCCATGCCAAGGCCCATAAGAGCATCAGCCGCTGGGTCAATGTTCCTGCCTGACTTACCAATGATGAGAGGGTTCTTAATCTGGGCATAGACTGGCAACATATTGCCGCCTGCCTGTCCTTCACGCAGTCTGCCTGCCGCACGGTCAGCCATAAACTGGTCAGCCATCTTCTTGGTGTAATCGTTACCCTGACTCATCATCGCAAGCGCCTCGTCATTAGGAATGCCCGTGTAACTACTTGCGTGTGGTGTGTTGGGGGTCATGTATACCCCAGAGCCTAACGCGCCCTCCTTGCTAGGTTTAAGGCGGCGTATGGCCTCTTTCCCTTTACCGCCCTCAGTGGCCGTCGTGCCGTGGTACAGGCGTTGTTGCACCTTACTTGGCTCAAGCATCTTCTTAAGGTTGGCCTCGGCCATTGCCGCATCCGCCGCAGTGCTGGCCTTGTTGAAAGCACCCATCACGCCTTTGGCTACCTTGCCACCGTCAATCATGTGGACTGGCTTATCAAAGATGCTTCCGCCGCTTGCCATCTTGACTGGCTTACTGCTGACGCGGCCACCGATGGCCTTGTGCATTGCATACCGCTTTTGGAATCGGGCCATATCCTCTGGACTCTCCTCGCTCCTGACGACTCCACCCTTCTTCTGCCCAGCCTTTTGCATCTTGGTCAACAGCGCCTCGGTCAACTGCACCGTGGGATCGTTCTTCGTGTAGTCCATCAGCGTGACGGGTCGGTTCTTACCCTGCGCGGCCAAGTCAAGCGCCTTCTGCACTTCCCAGTCGCTGTACACATCTCTGATGGGCACGGGAATGTAGTTCACGCCAAGGTCTTCGCCAGTCAAAATCTTGCGGTAGTCGCTGTGCAGGTCAGGGCGGTCAATGACACTGCCATCAAGCCTGAACAGCCTGTTGCCTAAATCGAGCGTGCCAGCACTTGCCACATTGGGGTCGAGGTTCTTCTCAAGCAACTCCTCCACAGGCACCGTGCGGCCCTTCTCACCACCTACACCACGGCCAGCAAAGATGTCAGCCATCAGGGCGCGTTGGTTATAGGTTGTCACCTTCTGGCGGAACCTGTTGGAGCCTAAGTCAATGCCGTTAGGGAAGATCAACTTGCCCTGATTGTCCACCTTAGTGCTGGCGTAGTCGCTTAACTTCTGTATCTCGTCGGGAGACATATTCTTGCGCTGGCTGGCAAAGATGTCAGCGAACTTGCCAAATAGGGTTGAGTTGGACTTGTGTTGCTCAAGGCCACCGACCGACGGTGTCCAGATCACCTTGGCACCTGCGGGAACACCAGCCTTGTTGCGGTTCAGGATACGCGTTGCCATCTTCTGGTCGGTCACGCCTGCCGCCGCCTTTGCCTTGGCGTAGTTGGGGTCAACAAGTTGGATGCCAGAGAACCCGGGGCCACCCTTCTTGCCCTCAGACAGATCAACCTTCATGCGGTCATAGAAGATCGGCTTCATATACGCGCCCTCATGCTGGCCGTAAGCCTCCGACGCCTTGATGGGAGGGTTAGCCGCCTCCAGCGCCAGCCTCTTGGCCTCCAGCGCCTGATCTGCCGCACGGCTTGCGTTGCGCACGGCGCTCAATCCGCCTTTGATTACTTTGGTTGGGTCAGCCATGTTGCTCCTTATGCCGCATACGGGTTCACCCGTTTCTGTTGGGTGAACTCCAGATAGTCGTCGTCATTATCAGGCGGTTCTGGATTGATGTCGAGCCAGTTCATGTCCTTCAATAACCGAATCGCTTGTGTCGCGCTGTCCACATAGTCGTCATGCGCCGCATCAGGGAACGCGCATATCTGGGACAGGAAGCCCTCGGCCCAACTCCTGACATAGCCCTTGTGGGTGTCGGACTCAGGAAGCCAGACACGGCCAGTCGCGAAGATGGACGCGGTGATCTGTAGGCGTTGCATCTTGTCAGCCCTGCCGGGGTTGTAGGCACGCACAGGCAGGTGGGCATAGCGCAACTCTTGGATCAGGGATATGCCTGCGGCTTTGTCCTCCACGAGGATCAGGTCAGGCCGCTTGGCCTCTCTGCCTTCACCGTAGGACACACGCCACTCCTCTAGCACCTTGGGCTTGAGTTTAGGGAAGGACAGGTGTTCAGCCCAGCAGTCGATCAGAAGCACGCTCATAGGCCCGTCCTGCGGCTTGAACACGCCCCATGTCGTCATGGCCGTCGGGTCGTTGTGTTCCTTCTCTGAGAAGGCGCAGTCATAGGACTGCACGATGTACTCGAACTTAGGGAAGGGCTTATGCGCAGGCCACAACTTGAACATATCGCGGCTGACCACCTTGCCGTCTTCGAGGTCAACGATCTGACCTAGCACCTCCTGCTCATACAACTTACTGCCCTTGTACGAGTCCAACTGCCGCTGGAATGCCTTGTCGAGGTTCTTGGCGTTGTCGAAGGTGCTGGCGCGGGACACCACCACATCGTCACCCTCGCGGCCCACCAGATCAAGGATCAAGTCCTTGGGGCGCGGTGTCGTGGTCACGATCACACGAGGCTGGCTGTGGGGCTTGTCGTCTGGCTTGATACGCAGGCCAAGCATCATGTTGTCCCACGCCTCGTTTGGGCCAAGGTAGTTGAATGCGGCCAACTCGTCGCACCACACAAAGGATGAGTTGATGCCGCGCAGGCGGTCATACGAGTCTGCTGATACACCACGAATCTTGGAGCCGTTGCTCAACTTGATCAGGTGGTCTTGCTTGTTGTAGTCGGTCACCAGTGCTTCAGGAATGCAGGCAAGCAATCCTGACGGCCCTTCAAAGCAAGTGAATTTTAAGTCCCCCGAAGTGGGAGCCAAAACGATGCTCATCGTGTTCGGGTGCGTCCATGCCCACCACCACAAAGCCTCGGCGGCTGACCTCGTCTTGCCTGCACCCCTGCCCGCAAGCATCAAGAACACTCGGTAATCCAGATGCAGGTCTGGCGGTATCTGGTAGGCGTGCGCCTTGGCTATCCACTGAGCGTGCGCGATGAAAGCGATTCGGTTATGTTCGGGCAGAGTCTCGAACTCGGCCACCGTCTGGTCATCGAACAGGTCAGCCAGCACGCTTGGTCATCTCCATGTTGCGGATGATCTCCTCGAACTTGCTGGCCGTCGCATCCTGCGTCGCAATGGGCGCGGCACCCTCGACGCCGTGCAGGCCCAACTTGTCGCCGTACTTCTTTGGCTTGAGTTTCATGGCCGTCCACTTACGGGCCTCGATGCGGTTCTTCTGCCAAGCAATGTAGGTTTGGTCAAGATAAGTCCGACCGTCCTTATCGGTGTACTCAGGAGGATGCTCGTCGGCAATGTCGATGATCTCGTCGGCGTTGGTGTCGGCCTGCTCCTCACGAGCGCGTGCGTATTGCTCCGCAAAGACGGCGTGGCGAATCAACCACTCATAAACCGTAGACTGCGCTGGAAGTCTCCCAGCAGTGTCAGCCTTCAGTATCTGCCTTAGACTCATCCCCTCACTTAGCATCATGCATATGAAGTCTGCTGTCTCTTGGTTGTACTTTGTTGGCCTGCCTGTTTTTGCGGGCGTAGAAGCCTTCGTGGCCTTTGCGGCTACCTTGGCCTTCCCAATGGCTTTCGCGGCCTCCTGTGCCGCTCTAGTGTTCTTTGCGGGCCTCTTTGGCCCCTTCGGTGTTTCTGGCATGACCCATATTCCCCATAGTGTCGAATTGATCGCAGTGTAATCGATTCGCTTTGGGTTCGCCAGTCTATGCTTTGGGCATAGGAATACCAATCAAGGCCATTGCCTTGTCTCACCTACATCAACGACCAATCTGATCTGAAGATGTTGTCGGCCTCGGCCTTTGGGGCCAAGAACCGACTCGGTTTTATTTCGGTTGCGATTCGCTACATAGGTTCTTGACATACGCGCTGGACACCTGCTTCATGCAGTCTTCCTCATCCAGCGTGAAGTCTGGCACCCACATCCAGAACATCAAAAACGCAATAAAGATTATACCAATAATTAACTTTTGCAACACGGTCTCCTCGGGTAATTGTTGGCTTGGAAGGTCTTTCATCATGTCGTCAATCTCCTGTTTGTTCATATCGTTGTGCCTTTGCTTGTTTTGCCTTCATTCTTTTTTCCAATGATCTTCTGATGCCTGCTGAGATATTCATGCGGTGCTGGTCACTCAGCCCGAACGATCCCTTCAGGCCAAACATTTGAAACTGCTTGGCCGAGAATTCTGGTGCTGTCTCAACCAACTGCTGGAACACGCGCTTCCTGTCCTCGGATGGCAATTTGCGGATGACTCGACCAATGCTGAGTTCGCCCATGAACTCTTCGATCTGCTGTCGGTTCATTTGTTTTTCTCCTCAAGTTGCTCTACCAGCATTCTTATGATCGACATAAGTTCTTCGTTTCTCAAAGCCGCTTTTTTTAATAACTCGTGTTCAAGTTCATACGCCTTGATGTAGAACTCAAGTTGTGTTTGTCTCATACTGTCACCTCTTTTGCCAAGATGGCTTGCAGGCCAGCCAACAACTGCTGGGCCTCGTCACGAGTCAGCACTGTACTCATGCTGGCGTTGCGGCCTTGCAGGTGCATCCACGCACCACCGTCGTCCCACTCGGAGACAGACACGCGCACACCATGCTCGGTCTTTACTGTCACTTCAATTTCGTTTGTCATAATCGATTCGCTTTCAGTTGGTTATTGATTCGGTAGTGGGGGCCGAAGCCCCCTGTTGGTTTAGCCGATGAGCAGACTCACATCCTTGACATCTTCCATGTTCGCGAGGCGACCATAGTTGCTGATGCTGTACTCGATCTGGGCCAATGTAGGCACACCCAGCAGTGAGTAATCCACGCCTTGGATGCACTGGTTGGTGCCCTCGTACCAAGTCAGGGTGACCATGAGACCCTCAACGCTCTCAACGGTGCGCACTTGGGCTTCTACGCTGTCAGTGGTAACCACGAGTTGACCAACATAGATGTCTTTGAGTTTGATAGATTTTTTCATTTCGCTTTTCTTTCGCTTTTAACTGACTATGCGGAATTGCTGTGTCAGTGAAGATAGTGTAACACGATAATTCACCTTGACAATACTTTTTTAAATTATTTTCTAGGTACTTTCCCTAGTATTCGCTGGCGTCCTTCATCACCTGCCTGTGATCGGCCTTGACCTCCTCCACCAGCCGCTCGTACTCGTCCCTTGGCACATCCACCGTGATGTCTTTGCTGTAGTCGTCAAACACAAACACCTCAAACTCTTCGGCGTAGTCTGGGGCGTCGGGGTAATTCAATTCCGCTGGAATGTAGTTGTAACCCACGGTCACATCCTGCACGGTCTCGCCGTTGTCAAAAGATACGACATCCTGAAAGGTGCGGTCTACTGT